CTTCCCTCCCTCCGCAACCTCTCAACTTGTTTGGAGATGAGAATGTCAATCAGCTTTAATGCTACCCAGCTTTGGACCATCGAAATGATGGCCCTTGTTCGCGTGAGCGAGAAACCCTATCACGAAGCTTTTAGTCGCTTTGCGAAAACGGAGCTTGCCCTTGCAGAACGAGCCTTAGACCGTTTCAGGAATGAGTTCCTGAGATATGTCCAAGGTAATTTGAGTGGCATATCGGAGGTACGTAAGTACCACCGGTTGCTGCTTGATACTCTCACTCCTCTCTCTGAGAGGATTGAGGAGTGGACCTGGCTTGAGATAAAAGACCGTGAGGCCTATATCGCAAGCTTGGCTCCCGACCATCGTGAGATGGTCAAGGAGTCGAGAAAGGCTAATAGATCGCAGTTTCCTGCGCGCCGTTAACCTTCCTTGGTCTGAAAGTCCCCACGAAGGTGATTCCTTCGAGCACTTTGGGTGCCTGATTCTAACCTTGTTGGAATATGGTGCTTGTGTGTTCTCCTTCTGTCTCATCAACAGTAGCCCTCTCAAGGGCTATCTCTAGGAGTGAAGTAAGATGACGTCAGGGGTTAAAGTTACTGACCTTAGAACTGGAGTCGCACCTTATTGGTACGGCCGCTACTTCTCGAAGACTTGGAACGGTGCAGACAGAATTCCGTCTCCTCCGAACCCCTTGGAGATTAAGCGTGTTTCTAGGACGAGGTATCGAATCCGCGTAAAGCGGGAACGAATCCTAAGTCTGGTCAGTAAGGAGCGTACCTACTTCAAAATTATCTGGGTACCCGAGAATAAGATGGTCTCCGTAAGGAGGCGATCGAAGATATCGGGTCGCTCTTATAATGTAGATATAAACCGTAAGGTTTATGTCCCTCGGCGCGTTAAATTAACGATCCCAGGTAGTAGGTACTACAAGATTCTCCCGGAGGTGATAACTGTTATTCCTCGAACGAAGATTAAAATTCTCCGCGAGAGGAGGTTACCCCCTAGGAGTTCTTGGGGCGAGCATGGTTATTCTGTCGTTATTGGTAATGTACGACAGTCGTTACAAGAGGTCCAGACTTGGACGAATTGGCCTTCTTTACCGGCTACATGGACAAGCTCGCAAGAGACTTGTACCAGCTGGATAGGGAACCCGTTCTACCAAGATTTTTGGTCTTCGAATGACGATTTAGCGCTGATAGGCCGTCTCCGTCAGAATATTCTCGGCAGTCAATTTCATGCCGGGAAGTTCCTGATAGAGGGGCACGAGGCGTTAAAGACCATCGCGAATATTGCCGAACGTATTGCTCACTCTTACCTCTTCGCAAAAAGAGGTAATTGGAAGGCTGCGTTCCGCTCTATCGCTGAAGCCCGGACCATGCGGAGTCCTTCTAAAGGACTTCGGACTGCCGGTTCTGGAAGTTTAACCATTAAGGCACTTCCATCTACCGATACTGTCTCAGTTAAGAAGACGGCGTCCAACAATTGGTTGCAGTGGTCTTATGGTGTGAAACCATTACTCTCCGACGTGAAAGAGGCGGCTGAAGCGCTTGCGCAACAGCTCAACTTTTCTCACGTCAAAGGGGTTTCCACCGCTTCCCTCACTCGCCCTGGGCGAGCTGAGGCTCCCTCCCCTGTATTCGATTACCATGAGGCTTACGCCTTCACACGAGCGCGAATCAAGGCGGTGTATACCGAGATCGACCTTCCGCAACTTTCGGGTTTAACCGATGTTGCTTCGGCCGTCTGGGAACGCACCCCTTGGTCGTTCGTCGCTGATTGGTTTATTCCAATTGGTAATTTTCTCGAAGCTAGAGGGGCTGCACAAGCTCTGACAGCTGTTTACGTCACTACCAAAAAGGTACATCACTACGCGAACGGTGGGAAGTATAAGGAATCTCAGGCGAAGTATAAGATAGAGAACGGCCAGTTTGATTTCGAGAAACTCGACATCCAGCTTGACCGTACTGTGTCTACCACTTTACCTGTCCCTAATCCCTCCTTCGTTCCTTTAGAGAAAGTACCGTCCTGGCAACGAGCGGCAAACGCCGTATCGCTCCTAGTTCAAAAGTTGGCCCGTTAAGGGCTGTTTCTCAAACCCAATCCTCTTAAAAGGATAATTTACCCATGTCGCAAATTGCGAATGTCACCGTCTATGACGGTGCTGCGACCCCCGTGTCGCATACCCTCGTTCCTGTGGACGTCACCCGCTCGGGTCAGACGGTCAAGGCGAACTGGCGGGAAGTGAGCGCGTCGATACCGACGATCGCTCAAGTCCGCGCCAGCGTCTCCTTGTCCCGTCTCAAGAGCGGAGTCTACAAGACCGAGGCACGCGTCGAAGTACCGGTCATGGAAGCTGTGACCAACCAGAACTCTGCGGGTTACACCGCAGCGCCTAAGGTTGCGTTCACTAACACGTACGTTTGTACGGGTTTCTTCCATGAGCGTTCCGACGTTACTGGTCGACGGCTTGCGCGTCAGATCATGGTCAACCTCCTCAACAACGTCTCTTCGAGCGTTGCGGCGGCGACATCAGGTCCGATGCCAGATCTGTTTGACTACTTGGTCGCTCCGACCTGAACTTACCGGGGCACTGGGATGTGGTATATCGATCAGTATGGTCAGATTCTCTTAGATGAGACTGGCTACTGGTCGAAGTTTACGATGCCTAATATATCATCGCGAACATATCCCTACTATGCCGCCCCACTAGGGCGGTATTTTAGTGGATATCCCTGGTCCATACTTGACTAGTACGGACCTCCCATTGCCTCATAACTATGGTCCTTTTTAGGAACACAATCATGAATGATAAGTTCTCTCAGTCGGTCGCCGTGGTAACACGGTCAGGCCAAGTGCTCAGTACAGAGCTCACGAATAAAATCGTGACTGACCTCGCTTTTCGTCACATCTCCGAAGCTCGGGAGTTGTTGAAGGAGATAGGCGATGGTGAAAGCCCTTTACAGGCTCTCGCTCAAAGTCATCTTTCAACTCTTTCCGAAGCCCTTACTCAGGGTAAACTTCGAGATGTTGCGCTCTTCGAAATTGATTTCAGTGGTTTTGGGGTTCTCCCCGCAGCCTCTGGGTCGTCTTCAGCAGCTGTTCTTTTCCATATCCAACAAGTGGTTGCCCTCTTCAAAAAGAGACGCGACCTCGAAATTGGAATAGATAAAGAATTAGCAGCGTGGACGACATTCGAAGAGTCCGAGCGAGCGTGCTTGGAGACCAACCTCATACTACAGCAGAGATCGTGTGGGTTATTGAATTTCCCCACACGCGTCGAGAACGTGATATCACGGGCTCAGCGGAAAATTCTCCGCATACTAGGAGAGGAAGGTCCCCCGTCTTTGCAAGACGTCAGGGTACGTTTCGGAAAAGGTGCAACGACGCGAACTCCCAAAAGAATAGCGTCCGCGAGGCGTAAGCTCCGCGAGAAGCTCTGTTGTGGAGAAGGCTTCTTGTCTAGCATCTCAGATGCTATTCATGAAGTCCCGGGTTGGTGGTCTCATCACGTAAGTGATGAGTCGGAAGACTCGGCCTTGCTTACTGTGTACGTAGATGACGGTAGGCTTGAGTTCGTCCCCAAGAACTGCAAGACGTATCGAGCTGTGACCCCCTCGCCAAACTTGGACGTTATGTTCCAGCTTGGTGTAGGAGATTACCTAACGAAGCGTCTTAGCTTGTTCGGTGTTGACCTATCGGATCAAGAGATTAACAAATCCCTTGCCCGTGAAGGGTCATTAACCGGGGCCTTAGCAACCCTGGACCTTAGTAGTGCCTCTGACACAGTCAGCATAGAGTTGGTTTACTCTCTGCTCCCTGTTGACTGGGCTAACTTTCTTTGGTCTTTCCGTACACCTACGGTGAGATACAAGGATCGCGCCTTGAGGCTCCAGAAGTTCTCTAGTATGGGGAATGGTTATACCTTCCCCCTAGAGACGCTGTTGTTCTACACATTGGCGAAAGCCGTTGTGGATGAGACACAGCCTATGGAAAGAAGGGTGTCAGTGTACGGGGATGACATAATTATCCCTTCTGAGAGCGTCCCCCTGATGGAGGACGTTCTTAGATGCACTGGCTTTAAGCTTAATACGCTTAAATCCTTCTCCTCTGGACACTTCCGCGAGTCATGTGGAGGTGATTACTTATGGGGACTCGACGTCCGTCCTTGTTTTATCAAGGACCGCCTGAGCTGTATGGATCTCTTCACCTTACACAATTTTTATGTAAGGCGGGGTTACCAACAGTTCGCCAATGTTGTGCGAGGTTATCTGGACCGAAGGGTTCAGCTAACGGGCCCGGACGGCTATGGAGATGGTCATCTTTTAACGGATGACTATATACTTAAGCCAGTGGGTCGCAACAAAGGTTGGGGCATATCTTCTTTCCTGACGTATACGGCTGAACCTCGGTGGGATTTTATGCCACCTAGTTCAGACGAGTCAGGTTTCCCCGCGTATCACGTATACTCGAATCCTGCTAAATGTGGTCTGCCTGATTTAGGTATGCCACAAGAGGCTATGAATTGGAGGTACGGTCGACGTGCAGCGTTTCACAACGTGGCACTTTCATCGACACGATACGTAGGTGACCGGTTGGGCACAGTCGTGCCTGGCCGGGGAAGATACCGAAGGACGAAGATCCATCTTTTTGGATAAGAACCTAAAGTTCTGATTCCTTTCCCAAAATTTGGGTGGTCCCTTCACGGGG